CTTTGGCTGCTCGGCCTCGGGCGACCATGTCAGCTGGTGCCAGCAGTTCCACGGCGACGATTTTCAGGAGGCGGTGGCGCGGCTGGCCGAGATCGCCGGCATCGCGCCCGCCGATCCGGCGCGGCCCAGGCGCCAGCCTCCGGCCCGTCCGATGCCGGCACGGGCGCGCGAGGATCGCCAGCGCGCGCTGAACCGGCTGCGGCTGGCGGGCGAGATCTGGCAGGCGAGCCACCGCACCAGCCCGCTGCTGATGAAGTACCTGGCCGCGCGCGGGGTGGCGGTGAAGGCGCTGAGGCGCACCTGGGGCGGCCCGCCGCCCTGCCTGCGCCTGCACCAGAACCTGCCCCATTGGGTGGGCGGCGAGATCATCCATCGCGGCCCGGCCATGGTGGCGCTGATCAGCCGCCCCGGCCAGGTCGCCGGCATCCACCGCACCTGGATCACCGCCGAGGGCCGGGCCGAGCTCGGCGGCGTCAAGCTCGACAAGCAGTGGCTGGGCCAGACCGGCGCCATGCTGGGGGCGCCGGTGCGCATCACCGCCCATTCCCGCCGGATGGTGGTCGGCGAGGGGATCGAGACCACGCTCGCCTGGTGGAGCCATGCGCAGCTCTTGCACTTGGCTGGCAAGGGCCCGCACTGGTCGGCCGAGGCGGCGCTGAGCCTGGGCGCCCTGACCGGCCGGGCGCTGCGCGAGCCGCGCCCCGTCCTCAGCCCCCACACCGGGCGGCCGCTGAGCTCGGCCCAGCCCGACTTCTCGGCTTGGGCCTGGCGGGCGCCGGACTTCGTCGAGCATCTGGTGATCCTGGGCGAGGGGTCGGCCAAGGACCCGGCCGAGGCCGAGCGCCGCGGCTGGTGCGCCCAGCGGCGCCACTGCTGGCGCCAGGACGGCACGGCGCGGCGCTGCGAGCTGATCCTGCCGCCGGGCGGCTGGGGCTCGGGCAGGGACTTCGCCGACGTGGCGGCGGGGATCGGACGGGGAAAGGCGGCGTGATGCTGATGCTAGAGAAGTTCGAGGAATGCCCACATTGCGGCGAGGTCGCGGGATGGGGCTACGATTCCCAGATGTGCGGCAATTGCGACTACGGGGTGCCGAAGCGGCTTTCAAGGGCGGCCGAGGACGTGTTTGCCGAGCGCCAGCGGCAGATCACCGTCGAGGGGTTTACGCTGGAGTGTGATGACCGGCACACACGCGGCGAGTTGGCGGCGGCTGCCGGGTGCTACGCACTCTGGGGTGCAGACGTATTTGAGGAAGGAGGGCCTCTTCTTTGGCCTTGGGATGATCAGCTGTGGAAGCCCAAGTCCCGCCGCCGCGATCTGGTCCGGGCCGCGGCGCTGATCATCGCCGAGATCGAACGTCTCGACAGGGATGCCGGATGACCGACGCCCGCGATCCCCTGCCCTCGGACCGGCCCGAACAGGGCGACCTGTTCGACGCGGCGGCGCGGCTGAAGTTCGAGTTCAACGACCGCGACAACGGGCGGCGGCTGTTCGCGATGCTGGGCGACCGGATCCTCTACGTGCCCGGCTGGAGGTGGGGCTGCTGGAACGGCCGCAACTTCGATTTCGAGGCCGGCGAGGAAATGGCCCTGCAGCTGGGGCTCGAGGCGCTGCCGCGGGCGATCCGCGACGAGGCGGCTGCGAAGTCGACGGCGATGGTCGAGAAGTTCCGCGTCGACGCCTGGCTGGCGCTGAACCCGGGCAAGAGCCCCGAGGACGCCGAGAAGGCGATCAAGGCGGCGGCCCGCAAGAGCTATCGCGACTATGCCATTGGCTGCGGCAACAACGGCCGGGTCAAGGCCGCCTTCGATGCCGGCAGCACCCTGTTCCGGGCCGAGGTCACCGATCTGGACGCCGATCCGTGGCGGATCACCTGCGCCAATGGCGTGCTGGACCTGAAAGCCTGCGCGCGGCCCGGCCCGGACGCCGAGGAGCCGGACGAGCGTGCCGCGCGTCTGGCGGCGGCGCTCGGGCCCTTCGACCCCTCGATGCGCGGCACCAGGCGCCCCGCGGTCGCTTTCGACCCGCAGGCAGAGTGTCCCGGCTGGCGCCGCTTCGTCCGCCTGGCGCAGCCGGATCCCGAGCACGCGGCCTACCTTCAGCGCTGCATGGCCGCCTGTTTGGCCGGGCGCAACGACCGCCAGATCGCGCTGGTCTTTCTGGGCCAGGGCGGCAACGGCAAGTCGACCACCGCCAATGCGCTCGCCCGGGTGCTCGGCGGCTATGCCGCCACCTGCCGGATCGACATGTTCCTGGAGGGCAAGTATCAGGCGGGCAGCGCCGCTACCCCGGAGGAGGCGGTGCTGCCCGGCGCCAGGGTCTACCTGGCCTCCGAGCCGGAATCCGGCGCCGTGCTGTCCTCGTCGAAGATCAAGGGCCTCACTGGCGGCGAGCCGCGCCAGAGCCGGGCCAACTACGGCAAGCCCTTCATCTGGGTGCCGCACGGCGTGCCGGTGCTCAGCTTCAACAAGATGCCGCGCATCACCGACGAATCCGAGGGCATGTGGCGCCGGCTGACGCCGGTCCACTTCACACAGAAGCTGCACGAGCTGCCGCCCGGGGACCGGGTCACCCCGGCCGAGATGGAGCGGATCATAGAGGCCGAGGCCTCCGGCATCCTCAACTGGATGATCGAGGGCTGGATCGATCTGGCCGAGCGCGGCCTCGATGCCCCGCCGGCGGTGCTTGCCCTCAAGGCGCAACTGCGCGCCATGTCCGACCCGGTGGGCGAGTTCTTGGGCGATTGCACCGAGCGGCAGGCCGGCTCGGTGATCCCGGTCGCCGAGGTCCACAAGGTCTACGAGGCCTGGTGCGCCGAAAATGGCGTCGAGCCGATGAAGCTGCGCAGCTTCAACAAGGTGCTGAGCGACAAGGACTACCTGAAGGACAAGGTCTCGATCATGATCTGGCGCCACATCGCCTGGAAGTTGGATGGCGATGTTCACCGAATCCGAGATGCCGCCGCGCAGCATTCTGGCGCATCAGAAGGAAGGCAAAATGACCGAACTCGAACCGATGGATGAAATCGTCGACCGGTTGACCGATATCCGTTTGATCCTGCTGATCGGCGAGACCCGCGAGATCTATGGCAAAGCGGCGGCGCGAGAACTTTGGGCCAGGACCCGGCTCCCGGCCCCTCCGGCTGCCCATCGAACGACGCCAGATAGTGCACCGGACACCTTGTCGGACGTGGCCTGCTTTGTCCGAACCTGCACGCAACCCAGCCCTGGCAACGATGTCGGAACGACCGAGATGTATGCCGCCTATGTCGCGTGTGCGCGCGAAGATCGGGGCGATCCGCTCTCGCTTCGGCGCTTCACCGTTGAGCTTAAAGCGCTCGATTTTCACGCGATCAAGAGAAGCCGAATGTACTGGCGCAACGTCGCCATTCTCCCGGATCACGAGGGCAAAGTCCCTTGAGACGATTCAAAATCCCGGCCGGATCGACCTCCGGCCTTGTGAAAGCGGCGCCTTCGGGCGCCGCCGCCGTTTTCGGTTTTTTCTTTTCTCCCAATCTATCCCCCGAAGTCCGTCCGACGATGGAAATTGCCGCTATTTTTCAATGGATGACGGACGAAGGGAGCAAAGGGAGAAACCATGGAACACCTGCGCGCCGGTCCGCGCGCGTCTTATATACCAATTTATACCTCAGTAGAAAAGTAATAAGAAAAAAGTCCCTTTGCTCCCTTGGTCCGGCCTTCGGGCCCGGCCCTTCCACATCACCCGCAGCCAGGAGGCAACCATGACCCGCAAGGTCCGTGGCGGCGCAGACGTGTTCCAGGTACCCTCCGCGCCCGATTGGCGCCCCGCCCCGCCCGGCGCGCTGCGCGAGCTCAGGGCCGAGGCGAGGGCGCTGACCAGGGCGGCGCTCGAGGCGCAGGACCCGGGGCTGGCCTGCCGCGCCCTGTCGGTGCGCTCCGAGCTGCGCGTGACCGAGACCGTGCGCCTCTACACGCCCCCGGTGCTCGACCCATCGGGCCCGATGCCCTTCGGCCCGGCGCGCGGCGGGCTCGACCATGTCGAGATCGCCGAGGTCGCCTACGACCCAAGGACCGGCCGCGACGAGCTGACCTCGCGCGTGGTGCGCAAGCGGCGCGGGCCCGAGGCGCTGTCGGGTTTCGGTCCGCAGGTGCGCCGGGCCGCCGAGGCCTATGCCGACCTGGTGGCGGCGATGGCGTCCTCGCCGGGCTCATGCCTCGCCGGGCCGGGCCGTGGCGGGATATCCGATGGCGGGGCCACCACGCGCTGCGCCCTCGCCGCGCGGCTGCGGGAAGCCAGGGCAGCGATCGGCATGGGCCTGGTGCTCTCGCCCCGCGGGCACGATGCCCATGCCGACCGTGCCCGCCGGGCCGTGACCTGCATCGACCTGGTGGATGCCGTCTGCCTGCGCGGGCACAGCCTGCGCAGGGTGCTGGCCGATCACGGCTGGTCGCGGTGGCACAACAACGAGGCCCGGCTGACCGAGGCCCTGAAGGCCGCGCTCGGGCGCCTTGCGGCCGCGCTGTGACGGGCTACCGGATATCGGGCTGTGCTACCGCCCCATGTGGTGGCTTGACAGCACCTAGCTAATTACGGTAGCGTTCAGGCACCATCCAGACAGTAGCGCCCGGGGAGACCCGGGCGTCGGCGTTTCGGACCCCTCCCCAAGGTAGCGGCATGCAGAGGACAGCGAAGCCCTCGCGGCTAAGGGGGCAGCCCATGCTGCGCGGCCCGGCCGCCCGGCTCAGCGGCCCGCCCGACCCCGGACCCGGCACGGTGCGCCGCGGCACGGCGCGCGAGCGCGGCTATTCGCGGGCATGGGAGAAGGCCTCGCGCGCCCATCTGCGCGCCCATCCGCTGTGCCGCGGCTGTCTCGCGATGGGGCAGAGGCGGGCCGCCGTGCTGACCGACCACGTCATCCCGCATCGCGGCGACATGGTCCGCTTCTGGGACAGCGCCTTGTGGCAATCGAGCTGCGCCTGGCATCACGACGTCGTCAAGCAGATCCTCGAGCGCCGCTACGACGCCGGCGATCTGGAACCCGGCAGCCTGTGGCTGGACAGCCCGGCCGCCCTTGCCCTCGCCCGCGAGGCGCAGGCGAGGGGGGGTGGGTCAAATCCCTGACACCCGCCCCCGCGGAGACCAGCGGGTGACTACACGGAGGGAATTTTTTTGATGGCGCAGGAATTCGACCTCCTCGGCGATCCGATCCCGGAAAACTGGGGGAAGCGTGGCCGCCCCGCGCATATCCCGACGCACCAAAACCGCAACAAAATCAGGGTGTTACTGGCGTTCGGATGGTCCAACAAGGAGATCGCCAAGGCGCTGCGGATCACCACGGAGACGATGCGCAAGCATTATTCCGTCGAGCTGCGCCAGCGCGACGAGGCGCGCCCGGCGCTGAAGGCGAAAGCGGTGATGATGATCTTCGACGCCGCCGAGAGCGGCAACGTCGCGGCCATGAAGGAGCTGCAGCGGCTGATCGAGCAGGACGACATCAACCGGGCGCCAGCGCGGCCGCCGCGCGAGCCTCGGCTCGGCAAGAAGGAAGCCGCCGACCTGGCGGCGCAGGATGGCCACGAGGATACCGGGTGGGGCGAGCTGGTGCGCCACTGAACCCGGCCTGGTCGTTCGCCTGCCCGGACTGGGAGGCGCGGCTGGAGACCGGGCGATCACTGGTCCCGAACCTCCCTCTGGACGCGGCGGAGGCCGACCGAGCGATCAGCATCTTCAATCGGCTGCGGCTGCCGGACGTTCCAGGACGGCCGGCGATGGCGGCGGCGGCGGGCGACTGGTTTCGCGACATCGTGCGGGCGATCTTCGGGTCCTACGACCGGAGCGCGGCGATCCGGATGGTCGCGGAGATATTCGCCCTGGTGCCGAAGAAGAACTCGAAGACGACCGGCGGCGCCGCGATCATGCTGACCGCGCTGCTGATGAACGAGCGTCCGAGGGCGGAATTCCTGATCGTCGGCCCGACGCAGGATGTCGCGGACCTGGCCTTCCAGCAGGCGGCGGGGATGATCGAGGCCGACCCGGAGGGATACCTGCAAAAGCGCTACTACCTGCAGGAACACATCAAGACGATCACCGACCGCAGGACCAAGGCGAAGCTGAAGATCAAGACCTTCGACATGCGGGTGATGACCGGGGTCAAGCCCGTCGGAGTCCTGGTCGACGAGCTGCACACAATGTCAACGCGCTCCTACGCCAGCCGGGTGATCGGCCAGATACGCGGCGGGCTGCTGCCGAACCCGGAAGCCTTCCTGATCTTCATCACCACCCAGAGCGACACGCCGCCGGCGGGAGTGTTCAGGGCCGAGCTGCAATACGCCCGCGGAATTCGCGACGGACGGATCGACGGCAACGTGCGGACGCTGCCGATCCTCTACGAGTTCCCCGAAGCGGTGCAGACCAGCCGTGAGCAGCGCTGGGCCGACCCTGGCCTCTGGCCGATGGTGCTGCCCAATCTCGGCCGCTCGATCACCCTGGCGCGGCTGATCGCCGATGGCGAGGCTGCGAAGGAAAAGGGCGAGGACGAATTCCGGCGCTGGGCCTCGCAGCACCTGAACGTCGAGATCGGTCTGGCGCTGCATGCGGACAGATGGGTCGGCGCCGATCACTGGGAGGCCGCGGCCGCGCCGGCGCTGAGCCTCGACGATATCCTGGAGCGCTCGGAGGTGTTGACCGTAGGCATCGACGGCGGCGGGCTCGACGACCTCCTCGGCCTGGCCGTGCTGGGCCGCTGCCGCAAGACCCGGGACTGGCTGCTGTGGGCGCGGGCCTGGGCGCAGACCGACGTGCTGGAGCGGCGCAAGGAGATCGCCGAGCGGCTCCGCGACTTCGCCCTGGCCGGCGACCTGGTGATCTGCAAGGAGCCGACGCAGGACGTCGACGAGGTCGCCGCGATCGTGGCGCGGGTCGCCGACGCCGGGCTGCTGCCGCCGCGCTTCGGGGTCGGGCTCGACCCCGTCGGGGTGGCTGCGATCATCGACGCGCTCGCCGCCCAGGGAATCGAATCCGAGGCCAATGGCGGACCGGTCTGCGCGGTCTACCAGGGCTACAAGCTTTCCGGCGCGGTCTGGGGCATGGAGCGCAAGCTGAAGGACGGCACGCTGCGCCACGCCGGCCAGCCGATGATGGCCTGGTGCGTCGGCAACGCGAAGGCCGAGCAGAAGGGGAACGCCGTGCTGATCACCAAGCAGGCCGCCGGCAAGGCGAAGATCGACCCGCTGGTCGCGGCGTTCAACGCCTTCTCGCTGATGAGCCGGGTGCCGGAGGCCGCGGGGCCGACGGTGATCCCGGCCGATTACCGGATCAGCATCTGATGGGCCTGTGGCATCGCCTGTTCGGCGGCGACCAGGCGCCGGCGGCGCATCCGCGCGATCCGGCCGACGACTACTGGTACGGGCCGGCCGCGGGCCCGACCTCGGCCGGGCAGCCGGTAACCATCGCGACCGCCTATTCGCTGGACGTGGTCAAGCGCTCGGTCGACAACCTCATGGAGAGCATCGCGCCGCTGCCCGGCGCCGTGTTCGAGAGGGTCGGGTTGACCGAGCGCCGGCGCCGCGACGACCACCCGCTGGCGCGGCTGTTCCGCGACCCGAATCCGGAGGTCACCAGCTTCGAGTTCCTGGGCTCGATCGTCGGCGACCTGGCGCTGCACGGAAACTTCTATGGCGAGATGCTGCCGGGCCCTCGCGGGCCGGTCGACACGATCTGGCGGTTGGAGCCGGATCACGTGACGATCGAGCGGCTGACCAATCGCGAGGTGATGTTCCGCTATCGCGAGCCCGGTCTGCCGGAGCGGCGCCTGAGCTCGTCGCAGGTCTGGCAGGTCCGGCGGCTGCCGCTGATCGCCAACCTGAAGGGGTCCTCGCCGATCGACCAGGGCCGCGAGACGATCTCGACCGCGCTGGCGCTCAGGGACTACGCGGCCAAGTTCTTCCGCAACGACGCGACCCCGCCCTACTGGCTGAAGCACCCGGGGAACTTCAAGGACGAGGAGTCGAAGAAGAACTTCCTGGCGGCGCTTCGCCGCTGGCTGACCGGTCCGAACCGGCACACGCCGGCGGTGTTCGAATACGGCATCGAGCCGCACAAGCTGGGCACGACCAACGAAGAGGCGCAGTTCCTGGAGACGCGCGCCGCGATCGACGAGGCGCTGGCGCGGTTGTGGCACATGCCGCCGCACAAAGTGGGGATCCTGGCGAGGGCGACCAACAACAACATCGAGCAGCAGGCGCTGGAATACGTGGTCGACACGCTGACGCCGTGGCTGGAGCTGATCGAGGCGTCGATCGACAAACATCTGATGATCGCGCCGGACAAGTTCTTCTTCGAGTTCAACGTGAGCGCCCTGCTGCGCGGCGATGTCAAGACCCGGTTCGAGGCCTTCGCGCTGGGCCGCCAATGGGGCTGGCTCAGCGTCAACGAGGTGCGGTCGCTGGAGAACATGAACGGGATCGGGGCGGCCGGCGACATCTATGCCGACCCGCCCAATGTCGGCAGCCGCGCTGCGCGCGAGGGCGACGGGCGCGCGGAGGCAATCCAGTTCCTGCGCGAGAGCGTCGGGCAGGCGAAACCCAATCTGAGGCTGGTCAAAGATGCCGCGTAAAATCGATCGCCTGCTCAGCAGCTACGGCCAGCGTCCGTGGCTCATCGAGGAGTCCAAGGGGAACCAGATTCTCGATTTCCTCGAGATCTGCTGTACATCCGGCATGATGGCTGCCGCCATTGATGGCCGGGAGCGACCCACGCCATCCCGCGCCGGTTCGCTGGCCATCCTGCCCCTCTTCGGTACGCTCGTGCCGCGTGGCGATCTTCTCAGCGACTCGTCCGGGGCGACCTCACTGAGCAGATGGTCGGCGAAGTTTCGCGAGCTGGCCGGAAACCCCGATGTCTCGGCGATCATGCTCGAGATCGACTCTCCGGGCGGCCAGGTGGACATGGTGTCCGAGACGGCAGCGATAATCCGCGAGGCCCGCCGCGCCGATCGTCCGATCGTGGCAATGGCCAACAACATGGCGGCATCGGCCGCGTATTGGATCGCCAGCGCCGCCGACGAGATCGTCGCGACCCCCTCGGCCGAGGTCGGTTCGATCGGGGTCTTCAACGTCCATCAAGATATTTCGGAGCGGCTCGCAAAGGAGGGGGTTCGAATGACAATCACCCGCGCCGGGCCGCGTAAGGCAGAAGTCAACCCGTTCGAGCCGCTCACGGATGAGGCAAAGGCATATTTGGCCGAGCGCGTGACGCGGGCCTACGACCGATTCACAGCGGACGTGGCGCTCAATCGCGGCGTAGCGGTGTCCGTGGTGCGCGCGGATCCACTGGAAGCAGCGGCGCACTTCGGTGGCGGCCGCTCTCTTTACGCGGAGGACGGCTTGCGTCTCGGCCTCATCGACAGGATCGAGCGGATCGACCAGACGATCAGCCGCCTCTCCGGGACCCGTTCGACCCCGGCGCGGCGCAGCCGCCGCCAGGCGCGCCTGGCGCGGCGCCGGCTGGCGCTCGGCTGAGACCGACCACTTCGAGAGACGCTGCGCCCCCCGTCGCCGGGCAGGGGCCGCGCGCGGCGTTGATGCCCGGCTTCAGAGAAAGGAACCCAACGATGGCAAAGCGCATTGTTGAGCTTCGGCAGCGCCTCACCGATCTTCAGGCGAAGGGGGGTGCGCTGCTGAAGAAGGCAGAAGACGACGACCGCGATCTGACCGAGGCCGAAGCGGCCGAGTTCGACAGGATCACCGCCGACATCGACCAGGTGAAGGCGGAGATCGGCAAGCTGGAGAAGATGGCCGACCGGCGCGACGCGCTCGGCGTCATCCGCACGGTTCCGGCCAATGACCGCATCACCGACGAGCCGAACCCGGAGACCACCGCGGGGTTCCGCGACGTGGCCGAGTTCGCGGTCGCGGTGCGCGGCGCCTGCCGGCCCGGCGGCTCCGTGATCGACCAGCGGCTGATGGCGGCGCCGGCCAACTTCCACACCGGCGGCGCCGCCTCGGGCGAGGGCTACGAGGTGCCGATGGCGTTCCGCGACCAGATCTTCGAGATCGTCCAGAGCCTGGACGAGTTCGGCGCCCTGGTGGACGAGGAGCCGACCAACGCCCGCGAGGTCAAGGGCCTGGCCGACGAGTCCACGCCCTGGGGCGCCACCGGCGTGACCGCGAACTGGCGCTCCGAGGGCACCCAGATGACTGCCTCGAAGCTGTCGACCGAGCCGCGCACCACGCCGCTGCACGAGCTCTACGCCTTCGTGACGGCGACCGAGGAGCTTCTGGAGGATGCGCCAAGGCTGGCCTCGCGGGTGACCCGCAAGGCGGCGGAGGCGATCGCCTGGAAGCGCAACGACGCGCTGATCTGGGGCACCGGGGCCGGCCAGCCGCTGGGCTGGATGAATTCCCCGGCGCTGGTCTCGATCGCCAAGGAGGGCAGCCAGGTCGCGGATTCGCTTGACGACCAGAACATCCTGAAGATGTTCGCGCGCCTGCTGGTGGTGCCGGGCGACCGCCCGATCTGGATCGCCAATCGCGACACGGTGCCCCAGCTGATGACCCTGCAGATCGGCGACAAGCCCATGTGGGTCGGCACCAACGGCCTGGTCGACGCGCCGAACGGCATCCTGATGGGGTATCCGGTGCGCTTCACCGAGCACGCGAGCACGCTGGGCGACAAGGGCGACATCATGCTGGTCTCGCCGAAGGGCTACTACGCGGCCCGCCGGACCTCGGGGCCGCAGTTCGCGCAGTCGATGCATCTCTACTTCGACTACGCGGTGCAGGCCTTCCGCTGGATGTTCCGCTTCGGCGGGCAGCCGCACCTGAGCGCCGCCGTCAGCCCGGCCAACGGCGCCAGCACCAAGTCGCATTTCGTCACCCTCGACGAGCGCGCCTGAGCGCCCTGACGGGCGGGCCGCGGGGCCCGTCCGCCTTCCCAACACCGACCAGGAGGCCAGGACATGGCACAGAAGACCATCCGCCCGTCGGACCGCGCCGCGGTCGTGGGCATCATCGACCCGGACGCCTACGCGGCCGGCACCGTCACCACCGGCTGGATCGACATGCGCCAGTACAACGCCCTGATGGCGATCGTCATGTCGGGGACGCTCGGCGCCTCGGCGACGCTGGACGCCAAGTTCGAGCAGGCGACCAACGGCTCTGGCGCCGGCGCCAAGGACGTGACCGGCGCCCTGATCACCCAGCTGACCCAGGCCGGGACCGATTCCGACAAGCAGGCGATCATCAACCTCTGGGCGGAAGACCTGGACGTGAACAATCTGTTCACCCATGCGCGGCTCTCGATGACCGTCGCGGTGGCGACCTCGGATGCCGGCGCGATCGTGCTCGGGCTCGACAAGCGCCACGGCGCCGCGTCGAGCGGCGACCTCGCCTCGGTCGACGAGATCGTCGCGCTCTGATGCTGACGGCGGCGGCCCGGCCGGGCCGCCGCTGCACCGGCAACCATGGAGGGCCGCATGGCCGAGATCATCCGCAAGATCAGGTTCACCCGCGACTACGAGGTCAAGGACCACAGCGCCGGGACCGCCCAGGCCGAGAAATACAAGGCCGGCCAGACCTTGAAGCTGGCGGAAGCCTCGGCCGCGCATTTCGTGTCGCGCGGCGCCGCCGAATACGTCGAGACGAAATAGGCGGGCGATGGCGATCAGTGTCCTGACCCCGGCGGCGCAGGAGCCGCTGTCGCTCGGCGAGGTCAAGGCCGACCGCCGCATCGACACCGGCGACGACGATGCCGGGCTGAGCCAGAAGATCGCCGGAGCGCGCGCCGAATGCGAGGCGGTCACCCGGCTGACCCTGATGACCCAGACGCTGCGGGTGACGCTCGACCAGTTCCCGCCGGGCGCCCTGGCGCTGCCGGTGTGGCCGGTGCAGAGCGTCGTCCAGGTCCGCTACGTCGATGGCGCCGGCGCGACGCAGGTGCTGGACCCGGCCGCCTACCAGCTGGTCCAGAGCCGCAAGCCGCGGCTGCTGGTGCCGGCCTTCGGCGCCGCCTGGCCGGTCACCCGGGCCTGGTACGATTCGGTGATGATCGACGTGGTGGCGGGCTACGGCGCCGCCTCCTCGGATATCCCGCCGGACCTGGTCGACGCCATGCTGCTGATCGTCGGCAGCCGCGACGAGTTCCGCGAGGACGTGGTCGCGGGGATCACCCTGGCGAGCGTTCCCATGGGCGCGCAGCAACTGATGCTGCGCCACGTCTTCTACGGGTGATCGGCCGCCCGAGATCCCAACCGCAAACGGGGCGGCACGCCGCCTGACGAGGAGCAGAGACAGACATGGCAACCTTCACCAAGATCGCCGACTTCGTCGAGGCCATGGCCGAGAAGGTGCATGACCTCTCGGCCGACTCGATCCGGATCGCGCTGTCGAACACGGCGCCGGCATCGGAGACGTCGAACCCGACCCAGAGCGGCAATGGCGTGCTGGCGAACGTGACGCAGATCTCCTACGCCAACTATTCCGACAGCCTGACCGCCGATCGCGTCCTGGATGGTGTCACCTCGGACGAGGCCGGCGGCACCTACAAGTTCGACGCGGCGGATTTCACCATCACCGCCTCGGGCGGCGCGCTGGCGAGCTGGCGCTACCTCTACGTCTACAACGACACGCCGACCGCCCCGGCCGATCCGCTGATCGGGGTCTGGGACCACGGCTCGGCGATCTCGCTGGCGGACGGCGAGACGGCCAACATCAACATCAACGCCGCAGGCCTGATCAACATTGCCTGAGCGCCGCACTTCGGCGGACGGCCCGCCACCGGCGTCGCCGCCAGCGCCGGTGATTGGTGTCGCCCAGGCAGACGCGATCATCGGCCGCCGCGCGGTCTCTCAGGTCTGGCATCAGCTTATGAACCAAGGAAGGCAGCACTCCCATGTGGGCAACCGTCGGGACGCAGAACCCAACCTCCGCTGATATCTCGATCCTCGGCCTGATCGGCTCGACTTCGGTGATTGTGCGCCTGGTCGAGTTCGACATTGGCCAGAACGACCATTCGGGCAGCAACGAGATCGTCTGCGGGCTGCAACGCTTCACCGCCTCGGGCACCGGCACTTCCGCAACTCCGGCCCCGCTGAACGCTGCGCTCGCCCTTGCGGCCGCCGCGACGGCGAAGGTAAACCACACCGTGGAACCGACTTACGCAGGGTCCAAGATCATCGAAATCCCGCTGCACCAGAAATCGCTGTTCCGGTGGGTGGCAGCGCCTGGCGGCGAACCGCTGTCGCAGCTTGCAGCCGACGCGGGCTGGGGCTTTACGGTCAGATCGGCAGCCTACACCGGCCTGTCCACCCTCACCGCGCACCACACCGAAGGTGCGTAATGCGCAGGCCCCAGGGCTACGCACAGCTGGTCGGGCCAGGTTTGCCCTCTCGCGACGAGGGGCTTGCCTCGCTGGCCCGGCATGGCGAGGCCGACACCTTCACCTGTGGCCACTGCCAGGCGATAGTGATCGTGCCAGCCCGCGCTTCGGTCGGCGGCTATTGCCGGGTCTGCAATCGCCTTGTCTGCGAAAAATGCGCCTCGGCGCAACGGTGCGCGCCGTTCGAGCAGCAGCTGGAGCACAATCTGCGCAAGCAGGCTTATCTGGCGGAATGGTGATTTCGGATGACCACGACGACTGTTTCCAACACCACGGAGCTTAATTCGGCCCTCTCGACCGCTGTAGGCGGCGACCTGATCCTCATGAACCCGGGCTCTTACGGCCAGGTGACGATCAACAATGTGTTCACGTCCGAGGTCCGCATCAGGGCCGCAAATATCGGCTCCCCTCCCCAGATTACCGACCTGAACATGACAAACGCCGAGTTTGTCGGGTTCGAATACATGGATTTCTTCTGGGGCTTCGACCCGGAGACCAACAGCAATACTGTGCCGATCATCAGCATTAGTGGCGTAGACAATATTCGTTTCACCGACTGCCTGGTTCACGGGATCATCGCCTTCAACGCAGCCCAAGGTGCAGAGATCGAATACGGCAGGGGCTTTAACATAGTTGGCGCGTCAAGTAATGTGACAATAGACCATTGCGAAATTCACACCCTGTCGCAAGCAATTTCAGCAGGAAACGGCGGGTCATTTCTGACCATTTCAAACAACTACATCCATAATGGCTCAATCGATCATATAATCATGACCGATATGCAAACTGTACTGATCGAATTAAATCATATCCAGCTTCTCAAGGAATTCGCGCCGTCACACGCCGATATGTTGCAGGTCGCAAGTAGTGATACAGTTCCTTCCCTCGACAACATGACAATCAGGAAGAATTTCTTCGATAGTCACTCCGCAAGCGGGAGCGCGGTCCATACGATCTTCGCGCGCAATCTGCGCTATGAATTAAGCCAGGCCGCTGCCGACCGCTACGACGGCTGGGTGATCGAGGACAATGTCATCTTCGGAAACCATCTGCACGGGATCAACATGGGGGAGGCGTCGAACCTGACCGTTCAACGCAACACGCTCCTTTACGACGTCTTTGCCGCCGATCCAGGCTCGGTTCCGTCTATCGAGATCGGGGAGGACACCACTGTCACGCTGGTTGACGATAACGTTGCCGAGGGGGCCGTGGCAGTCGGCGCTGGCACGACCGGCACCATCAACGCGAACTACCTGGTCCAACGCACCGATAGCGAAGCGGCGGGCTACTACGGAACCGACCTTGTGAACGCGCTGGTCCAAAACCCGACGATAGACGGCCTCCAACCCAAGCCCGGAGGCGGGATCGCCACGGCTGGAGCAGGGGCAAACCTGACCCCCGCCGACCTGGCCAATGTCGGCATCCGGAAGGTATTCGGTGGCAGCAGTCCGGGCGCGCGGGCCAGGGCGGGCCACACCGGCCGGTGGAGGATGCGGTAATGGCGTTTCCTTCTCCGGCAGCCACAAACACTTCGTCCTCAAGCACCGCCACCACTTCGCACACAGTCGCGCTTCCGGCTTCCATAAGCGCGGGCGATCTGCTGGAAGTGTTCTTTGTTGTGCCAAGTTTCAACACTATAGACACTCCACCCGGCTGGACGCTGATCTATAGCGCCGTAGAAAACATTGAAGACTCGCACCTATGCGCCTATTTTGCCAAGATCGCATCAGGTAGCGAGGGGGCCTCTGTCACAATAACGATAGGCTCGTCGGCAAAAAGCGCGCATGTGTCCTTGCGCACAAATGCGGCCGATTGGCACGGGACTACCTTGCCGGAGGCTGAAACGGCAGTGCCCACGATCAATACAACCACGCCTGACCCGCCGGGATTGATAGTGTCCTGGGGGCTTGGCGACACCCGGTATATGGTCCTGCTGTCCGCTTCCCGCGCCGACCGGACCGTCACAGCCTGGCCGACAGGTTATACCGGCGGGCAGATTACCAGCCTGTCGGGCGGAGGAGGGTCTGCGGGCTCCAAGTGCACGGCCTTTCTCGCCTGGCGCGAGTTTGCCAGCGGTGGCGACAATCCTGGCAATTTCACCGTCAGTGCGCTTTCCGACACAATCGTCAACACCATCGCGGTGCGCCCAGCCGCTGCCGCTGCCGCCGACGACCTGGCATGGGAACCTGTCTATGTCGTGCCGGTCCGGGAGCCTGTGCTCGTCATCCGGGCCGACTTCACCACCATCGTCGGCGCCGGGGCGCAGTCGATCCCGGTCGATCTGGACGCCGGGTCGTACACGCTGACCGGGGCGGATCTCGGCATCCTGCGCACGATTCCGGTCGCCCTGGACGCGGGCACCTACACGCTGAGCGGCCCGGCGCTGACGATCACCGAGGAGGTCCTGGTCGCGCTCGACGCCGGGTCCTATGCGCTGAG